TCGTTCTACGGCTGCATCTACGCGGCCGGCCCAAAAGACGATTGGAAAGATCCGGCGACGTGGCACAAAGCAAACCCGTCGCTGGGCCAAACGATCACCGAGGAATCGTTTGCGGCCGACGCCCGCGAGGCTGAGCAAAGCCCAAGCAAGCTCAACGCGTTTTTGCGATACCGGCTCGACGTGTGGACCACGCAGGACGTGCGATGGATTACTCCCGACGCGTGGGCCAGGTGCGGCGCGCCGCTGCGGGACGATCTGGAAAAGCGAACGTGGTACGCAGGCCTCGACCTAGCGTCGACCACCGATCTTTCGGCGTTCGTGCTTATCAGCCAGGACGATGACGGGACGTTCGATGTCATGCCGTTCTTCTGGGTGCCGATGGAAGGCGCTCAGGCCCGTGCCCAGAAAGACCGGGTGGACTACCTCGGGTGGATTCGTGATGGGTTTATTCGGGCCACCGATGGCAACGTCACTGACTACGACGTTATCAAGAGGGACATTGTTGAACTGTGCCAGAAATACAACGTCAAACAAGTGGGTTTGGATCGCTGGAACGCCACGCAGCTAGCCACGCAACTGCAAGGGGAAGGCGTGGAAGTCGTAGCGTTTGGGCAGGGGTACGGCTCAATGTCGAGCCCCTCCAAGCAGTTTGAAACGCTCGTTCTCTCCGAAAAGATGCGTCACGCTGGGCATCCGGTTCTGTCGTGGATGGCGGCCAACGTCGCTGTTCAAAGCGACCACCAGGGCAACATCAAGCCGAGTAAAGCCAAGAGCACCGAACGCATCGACGGCATCGTTTCGCTGGTCATGGCTCTCGGGATTCACGCCACCGCCGCGAAACAGCCCGACGTAAACTGGGACATCCAATGGCTGTGACCAATGAAGACGGCGTAATCATCAACGACCGCCGGGGCGAAGACCCCTGGAAGGTCCATGAGTTCCGCTCTGCGGAATGGGCTTTCGTCGGGGCCAACAAGACGCCCTCGGGTGTCCGCGTCACGCCCGAGACGGCCCTGAAATGCTCTGCGTTCATTGGATGTGTCCGCGTCATTTCCGAAACCTTGGCGTCTTGCCCGCTCAACCTCGTCGAGGAAATGCCGAACGGCGGCAGGCGGATGGCCAAGGAACAGCCGCTGTTCTCAGTCCTCGGCCGTCGCCCGAACAACTGGCAGACGCGGATGGAGTTTGTGGAGACGATGACGGCGCTGTGCTGCATGTACGGCACGTCGTTCGCGCTCCGCGTGCCGGGTGCTCGAGGTGCGTACGACCAGCTGGTGCCCCTCCATCCGAGCCGCATGACCGTGAAGCTCAACGACGATTACTCGCTCTCCTACGAGTACCGCCAGCCGGGCACCGAACGGCAGATCCCGTATCAGCAGAACCAGATTTTCCGCCTGCCGTTCATGTCCACGGATTCCATGACGGGGCTTCAGCCTCCGTCGATGCTCCGCGATGCCATCGGCCTGGCCCAGGCCCTCGAGCAGCACGCCGGGGCGTTCTTTGGAAACGGTGCCAAGCCGGGCGTGGTGTTTACGAATGAAAACGCGATGCCGCAAGAAGCCATCGAGCGTGCCCGCGAGTCGTGGGAGCGAATGCACCGCGGCGCGGATCGGGCATACCGCACGGCGTTCCTGCCGCAAGGCACAAAGCCGGTGGAGATCGCCGCGGCGAGCAACGAGCAGGCTCAGTTTCTGGAGAGCCGGCAGTACCAAATCATCGACGTGGCACGGTACTTCCGTGTTCCGCCTCATCTGCTTCAAGATCTGACGCGGGCCACGTACAGCAACATTGAGCAGAACGGCATTGACGCTCTCACGTACTGCATTTCGCCGTGGGCTGAACGCTGGGCCGGCGCGATCCAACGCGACCTCATCAGCCTGACGCTGCCGGAAAACTACTGTGCGGATTTCGACTTGCGCCGGCTGTCGATGGGCGATTCCAGCAGCCGAACGACCTACTACCGCGAAATGCTGAACATCGGCGCCATCACCATCGACGAAATTAGGGCCATGGAAGGGCTCAACCCGGTCGAAGATGGCGGCGAAGCTCGGTTCATGCGTTTAGACATGACCACTGTCGACCGGATCATTAACCCGCCGCAGGCTGCACCGGCCGCTGACGAGTTTGCCCTGGACACTTCTGGTCCAAGTGACGAGGCCAGCGAGGCCGCTGAGTCGAGTGTTGGCGAGCCGGTCGATGACTCCGAACAGGCCGAAATGCTCTTGGAGAACGGCAATGGAACGTGAACTGCGTTGCATCAGCGTTGACGACATCCCCGAGGCCGAGCTGCTGGTGGAGACGCGGGCTGACGGCCGGCCCGCGATCCGCGGCTACGCCATCGTCTACAACCGGCTTTCGCAAGACCTCGGCGGATTCCGCGAGCGAATCCTGCCAGGGGCATTCGACAAGGTGCTCGACCGCCAGAGAGCCCGCGTCGACCTTGTGAGCTATTTCAACCACGACCCCAACATGATGCTGGGGCGGGAATCGTCGGGCACGCTCGAGGTGTTCCGCGACGATAAGGGCATTGGCTACGTGGTCACGCCCCCGGCGACCCGGGCCGATGTCATGGAGCTCATTTCCCGGCGCGACGTGAAGGGCAGTTCGTTCGCGTTCCAGGTTGCTTCCGGCGGGGAATCGTTTTCAAGCGATTCCGCGGGGCCGATCCGAGACGTTCGTGAGGCTGCCGGCCTGTACGAAATGGGGCCTGTCGTGTCGCCGGCCTACGTGCAAACCAGCGCCATGCCGGCCATTCGCTCGCTCCAGGCGTGGCAAGAGAGCCAGCGGGTGGTCGTGCCCGCTCCCGTTGAGGCTCGCTCGGTGATTCACCGGATTGCCACCATGTGGGCCGAGGTGCTGCGGAATGCCTGACGACAAGCGCGACTGCAAAGCCTGCGGCGAGCGAATGCGGACACGCACCAGCAAGCCGTACGGCGCCGAGCAACTCCGGTACATGCAGTGCAAGCGGTGCGGCAACACGTGCCGCTGCGTTGTAAAAGCCTCTTCAATTTGGCGTCGGCAACGTTAGCCGAGTTGTACCGTACAACCTTCCGCCTCTCTGCGTTCTGCAAGGGGCCATGTCTCCAGCCATAGCGTGTGACTAATCGCACACGCGCGGGCCGTTCGCCCGCAACCACGGCAGGAGTCTCACATGGACCGCATGGCCGCCCTCGAGAACGAAGCAGCCGAAGTCACCGCCCGCCTCGACGCCGTTCGGGCTATCGAAGGTGACGCGGACGTGATCGCCGCCCGCGACCTCGAGCTGGAAACGCTCTGCACTCGCGCCGCCGGCATCCAGAAGGGCCTGGCGTTTGAGCGGAAGGTGGCCGAATCGGCCGCGGCTCTCCGCAAGACGGTTGCCGTGAGCGCTCCCGCTCCGGCGGCTTCCGAGCAGCGAGCCGAGATCCGGCCCATGCCCTACGCTCAGAAGCCGAAGTATTTCGATTCGCATGAGAACGCCTACCGTTCCGGCAAGTTCATCCAGGCGAAGTTCCTCAAGAACGAGGAAGCCCGCCAGTGGTGTGCCGAGCACGGCGTCGAGGCTCGGACTGTTGTCGAGAGCACCAACTCGACCGGCGGTTTCACCATGGTGGACGAGTTCTCGACCAACCTCATCCGCCTGGTCGAAACCTACGGCGTCGCCGCCCGCGTTCTCCAGCGTGAGGTGATGACCACCGACACCAAGCTGGTGCCGAAGCGGCTCACCGGAACCACGGCCAGCTGGATCGGTGAGAACACCGAAATCAGCACGACCGACCCGACCGGCACCATGGTCCAGCTGGTCGCCAAAAAGCTCGGCGTGGGCACCAAGGTTTCCAACGAGGTGCTCAACGACGCCAACGCGGTCAACGTGGCCGACTGGCTGCTGCAAGAGTTCGCCACCGCCGTGGCTCTCGCTCAGGACAACGCGACGTTCCTCGGTGACGGCACGTCAACTTACGGCGGCATGTGGGGCATCGTCCCCAAGATCGGCAACTCGGCCTACTCGGCGTCGGTCGTGACGGCGGCCAGCGGCCATACCGGAGCCACGACGCTGACCCTGGCCGACTACGAGGCGGTTCTTGCCAAGGTTCCGCGGTACGTGTTTGAGCGTGGCAACCCGGCGTGGTATTGCCACCACGCCATCTACCATCAGTCCATGCAAGTGCTCGGCCTTAGCGCCGGCGGTAACTCCATCGACACCATCAACAACGGTGCCGGCCTCCAGTACCGGTTCCTCGGCCTGCCGGTGATCCCGGTGCTCGTCATGGATTCCACCACGACTACCGACGCCAGCAAGATCAAGGTGCTGTGCGGAGACATGGGGCTCTCCTCGATTCTCGGCTCCCGTCAGGAGTTCTCGCTCCGCATGACCACCGAGCGGTACATCGAGCTCGACCTGGCCGCGTGGTACGGCACTGGCCGTTACGACATGGTTCACCACAGCCTCGGTGACACCAGCACCCCCGGCCCGGTGATCGCGCTCAAGACCGCCGCCTCCTGATCCGCTCTCTCTCTAGGAGTTTTCCTCATGCATCACATTGCAGCCACGAAGACGGATACCAAGGCGGCGGCGAGCGTTGCGGCTTCCGCTACGCACAGCCACGAGATCGACACGCTGGCCTACGATTTCGCCTCCATCGACATCGTGTTCAGCCCGTTCACGGCGGCCACCGCGACCGCGGCGAGCGTGCTCAAGCTCCAGCAGAGCGACGCTTCCGGCTCCGGCCAGGCGGATGTCTCTGGCTTTGTCGGTGGAACCAGCTTCACCATCGGTGCCGGCACGACCACGGGAGCCAACAACGGCTACACCGCTCGGTTCAACGTCGACCTCCGCGGCAAGAAGCGATACCTGACGGTCGTGGCCAGCCCCGGTAACACCGTTGGCGTGGCCACCGTTGCCCGCCTCGGCCGCGGCGAGCAGGCCCCGACCGACGCCACCAGCGGAAACGTTGTGGCGTGGGTGAGCGGCTGAACGCTTGACCACTAGTACACAGTAACGCCCAAGAGCGGGCGGCGGGGTGCCCCCCGTCGCCCGTTTTCTTTTGGGCCACATGATGTTTGTCAAAGTCGGCGGAACAGATGTCGAGGTGCGAGTCGAGGCGGTGCTCTCAATGCCTCGGTTGTCGTTCACATCCAACCATTTCGCGTGGGCAAAGGCGCTGATCCCCCTCGGCATCAACCCAACCATGGGCACAGGTGCGTTCTGGGGACAGGTGAACACCCGCGTGATGGAGCGGATGATCGACAAGGCCGAGTATCTGCTGACCATCGACTACGACACGTTTTTCACGCGGGAGGACATTGAGCACCTGTTTGCCCTAGCCATGACGTTTCAATGCGACGCCCTGACGGGGCTGCAAACCAAACGGGAAGACGGGCGGCCGATGCTCACGGTTCTCGGCACGCTCGACAAGCTCGAGGAGGGGGACAAGACATCGCTGCCGGCGTCGTGGTTTGCCTCGCCCGTTCAGGAGGTCGACACGGCTCATTTCGGCTGCACGGTAATTTCCACAGCGGCGCTGAAGCGATGCAAGAAACCGTGGTTCTGGAGCAAGCCAGACCCGGGAGGCAGCTGGCACAACGGGCGAACAGACGAAGACATCTGGTTCTGGCGGAATTGGCGGGAGAGCGGCAATCGGGTGTTCGTCTCGCCTCGGGTGACGCTCGGCCACGGCGAGTATGTGGCTGTGTGGCCCGGGCAGGATCTCAACAAGCCGGTGTTCCAGTGGACAACGGAGTTCACGGAGAAGGGCGAGAAGCCGGCAGGATCGTGGAGTGCTCCATCATGACGTTGGTACGCATCAGATTTCTCAGGCCCTGGCAGCGTTACGCCCAGGGCGACGTGGCTACGGTCGACGAGCGGTTTGCCGAGATGTGGATTCGGCAGCGGATCGCCGCCCCGGAGCCCCAGGAAGCCCTCGTAGAGGCCGCAGTGATGGAGCCGGCTGATGTCCGCACTGCCGACCTAACGCCCCGCAGGAGGCAACGTCGATGAAATGGCGCTCCCTAACGCGTTCTATCCAGCCGGCCGTCGAGCCGGTTAGCCTGCTCGAGGTCAAACAGCACCTCCGCGTCGATCACGAAACCGACGATTCCTACATCGCGGCGCTGATCACGGCTGCCCGCGAGTGGGCTGAGGTCTACCTCGACCGGACGCTCGTCACGACGCAGTGGACGATGCGGATGGATTCGTTCCCAACGATGGCCCGCCAGCTTTCCGAGGCGTACCAGGACCGGACGTTCATTGCCACGCAGATGAACGTGCGGGCCGACATCTTTCCGCCCGACATCGAGCTGCCCCGCCCGCCGATGTCGACGAGCAACACGACCGCCACGATTTCCTACCTGACCGACACCGGCACCAGGACAACGATGCCGACCGATCAGTACCGCGTGGACAGCGATTCCACCCCGGGCGTCGTTCGGCCGCTCTACGCCGGCACGTGGCCGGCTCACCGTGTCGACCAAAACGCCGTGGTGATCACGTGGTACGCGGGGTACGGCGATTCCGGCCAGAGCGTTCCGCGGCAGATCCGCCACGCCATCATGATGCTCGTCGGCGCGTGGTACGAGGTCCGTTCGGGCACGATGAACGGCACCTACGCCGAGCCCCCGTACAGCATCAAAACGCTGCTCGATTCCTGCCGATGGGGCGGATACCAGTGAGGTGAGCCATGCCGATTGATCCGGGCAAGTTCTGGGCACGCGTGACGCTGGAAACGCCCACGGCCACAGCCAACAGCCTTGGCGAGCCGGTGTTGACCTGGTCGACGTTTGCCACGGTGTGGGCCAACGTGGAGCCGCTCAGCGCCCGCGAGTCGATCAGCTATGGCGAGGTTCTCGGGATCATGACCCATAAGGTAACGATGCGTTACCTTGAGGGGCTGACCTCGGCCATGCGCGTCGATTACAAAAGCCGGAAGCTGGAGATTGGGCAGATCAACGAGCGGGAAAAGCTCTTCTACCATGAGCTGATCGCCACCGAGCGGAGAACGGACGCATGAGCCTTGCCGCAGAGTTTCCAGAGCTTTTGATTTACGGATTGCTGACGGCAAACGCCAGCGTTTCCGCTATCGTGGGAACAAAGGTCTTCCCGGGATTAGCACCGATGGGCACGGCTCTGCCGATTGTGATCTATCAACGGACCTCGAGCGACAGGGTTCACTCCATCACCGGCCCAGTCGGTGTTCCGGTTGTCACCATTCAAGTGACGAGCTGGGGGACAAGCTACGAGAACGGCAAGCAGCTGTCCCGTGCAATCCGATTGGCATTGGACGGCTACTCCGGCACGTCTGGCGGCGTGACCGTGCAGAGAGTTACGCTTACATCCGATTCCGATGTGTTCCAGATGCCTCAAGACGAGCAAATGGTGCCGTATTACGGCGTATCGCAAAACTACGAGTTTCGTGTTGTGGAGACCGTATGAGCGACAATTTCATTCAGTTTGATTTGAGCGTTGGCGATCACGCTCCGGTTGAGTTTGATTTCTCGCAGATCCGGGTTTTGCAGGATCGTCTGCGCGAGTTCCCTGACAACATTTGCCGCAAAGAAAGCATGCTTGCGGTTCGACGGGCAGGCAAGGTGGGGCGCATAGCCCTTGAAGCGCGAGTGCGTCAGATTGGCAGAAAGACAGGCAATCTGCTCCGCGCCGTTGCGATGAAGACCAAGTACTACAAAAAATCCCGACTGCCTGTTGCGGTGGCGGTGATCGGGTACAGAAGAAGCGGGACAGGGGACAGCAAGAAAGTTCCAGGCGGCCAAATCCGAATAGGAAATGACCGGGCGTTTCATTCCCACCTTGTGGAGTTTGGGACAAAACGGAGATTTCCCGGAAAGAGTCGCAAAATCGCCCGTGAACGGATCACGGCAAATGGGCGTACGACCACCAAATACACGCGAGTCAAAGAGCAGACCAACGCCAGTTCTGTGGTCATGTCTTCGTGGAACACAGGCGGCCCTTTTGGAACAACCAAAACGGGCACCCACCCGCGGTATCCGTTTGCGTTCATTGCTCGAGTCGACCCAAACAAGGGGCTGGGGGCTATGCCGGCTTTTCACCCAGTGAAACGAGCGTTTGACTCCTCTTCGGCAATCATGGGGCGAGTGCTTCACGAAGCGATGGAAGACGCCATTGTGAGGGCAACCAAGAAGCTCACGAAGTAGCCTGGATAACTGCAAGTCTGCCGGGGGTGAGCCATACGGTGGGGGTTGGCGGAAGTGCCGCCGCAACCCATCGGAGAGCGCCTCATGGCAGCAGATTCGCAGGGCAATTCGTTCGTGTTTGCCGGTACG